GAGTCATATGTACCGTTGGTATAGCCAGAACCGCCTACAATCGTGCCAAAACCAGATAAGCCACCCTGTACAATCGTAACGGGGTAGTAGTAATAATGCAGTTCAGTTTGGTAACTATCATCTGGAGTTGGACCAATAATATAGGTATAGGGTAAAAACTGAGCGTAATACCTAGGGGTGCCAGTATCGGTAGGACTTGGGTATGCTTCACGGATAAAGTTAACGTCTTTATCAATTAAAAATTGCTGACTTCCGTCTGCCAATACGACCGATAAAGAAAAAGATGCCAAATAGTCCTCGGGAAGGGCTAAGTACTTATCTCCGCTGGTAAAAGTACCAATGACGTTCTTACGGATAGCAGGTATCGCAACAGCGTTATAAATACGCTCTTCGCACAGCTGTACAAAGTTAGGAATGTTCTGAACAAATAGCTGTTCATTTGACTCCGTATACGCTTGTATAGCTTCAGATAGCTGCTGGAAGTTCATTATGCCATCGGTCCTCTAGCCATTACACCCTTAGTTGCTGCGCCAGTACCACGAATCTTCATCTCACCATGCTTGTTAATTGGTTGATCGTTGTTCTTGGTATATCCGCCTACAGACATATTTACCTGATCTACGCCATTGCCTGGCTTAGTAACAGCAGATTTTACTGTAGTTATTTTCTTACCATCCATTGTGTGCGGTGCAGCATAAACCTCAGCAGGTCCTACTTCCTTGCCGCCTTTTTTCATAGAAAATTTAGCCATGATTAACCTTTCTTTTGAGCAGCAATCTTTGCAAGACCACGACCCATTTTTTTCATATCTGCATTGGTTTTGCCGCCTTTAGAGCCGCTGTGTTTTGGACCTTTTTCAATAGCTACTGTTGGACCTGAATTACCTAGGTTTTTACCTTTGGTTTTGCCCTGTTTAGTAATGCCGTCTGCGCCTTTTTTGTACATTTTCAACTCCTTAAGTTGTTGTTACCGTTACTGTACCAAGAATTACTTGTTGTACCAAGTCATTTGGGGTTAAACCTGCATCAGGACCTCTACTACCCCCCACAATTGGCCACCCCCACTGAAACACCCTACTACCTAATTCTGGGCTACCAAACCCGTCTGGACCAATGCCCGTCTGGTTAATTTGTAAGCCACTTTGTCCTGATACTAAATAACTCACGTCTGGTCTTGGTTCCCGCACCGCTTGTGGATCATTTACTGGGTACAAGCCTAGAGACAACTGAGGCTGATCTGGATCCCAACAAGATCTACAAACTTTAACCCGATATGGTTGCGTCTTTACTATCTGTATCCGTAGCTCCTTAAGCATATATCGCTGCGCACATCTGTCGCACTCAGCAATTGCATATTTACCTGAAGCAAACTTATTTGGCATATCATTTTAACTATAATAAAAAGTATTTCTTGGGACTATACGGATCGCAGCTGTTTCTCTATCTTCGTCCGCAGCCAGCTGCCATTGCTGCTCGTAGTCAGCTTTGAGCATCATTACTCTTTCAGATGTAACCCCAGGCATTTTGTTACTTAACTGATACGCCAAGCCAGCAGTCATGCAGGGGATAAAGCGAAACGGAATATCTTGGGTTCTGATACCAGTGCCTGCGTCTTGGATTCTACGCATTCTGTAATACACAAATGTGTATTGATCACCAGGCGGGTTAGGGGTGGGCCAGACGTTAACACATGGTAGATTGTTGGTATATACCTCTGCAGCCGTTAAGTGGCTTACCGCCGTTGTGCCATTCTGACCACGCCAAGCATTAATAATCTGATTACCCACAATATTCTGATAGCCAATGGTTTCATTACCAATATTAATAAAACCCTGAGTTGGGATACTAGCCGGATTAACTAGGGTAATAGTTGTGTCAGTTGCATTAATAGCCCCGTTTAGAGCAGTTTGCGGAACAGTTGCGACATTACCTGATTGTCTATTAAACCAAACCTGAATTGGACGCCCTGTAGCGTTTTTATTAGGGATGGTAAGGTAAGTAGGCTCACTAATACGACTAATATTAATGTCAACCTGGTTATTAGCTTGCCCATTATTAGTACGCACCACGGTATCTAAAAGGTCAACTGTATCAACGGGAATAGGGTAAATAGCCTGTCCAGTATTCATTACAAACTGTCCTTGTTCTACAGTCCATAAGTTAATACCACGGTTAGCCCATTCAATAGTCAATAGGTTTAAAGACCGCCGTGCAGTACGGAAGTCATATCCAGAGCGAACCTCTAAACCACAACGCTCAAACGCCTCCTCAATGAGGTCGTTCATGTCTAGGTTAAAGGTAGTAGTTCCTGTAGTAGTCATATCTTCCTATACGGTTTTACTTTTGCTTTTACCTTTGGTGGCTGGGGCACGAACTGTTTTCCCTGTGCTTTTCCCGCCCGTTTTGCTCGGGTTGTTGCTGCGTACTCGCTTGGGCTTAGTGCCTGTATTGCTTTTTTTGGCAGGTACCGCTCGCCTGTTTCGGACGACTTCTTCCCTGACTTGGTTGTCCATTCTTGATCGCCCCAAGCTTTTAAAGAACGTTGCGATGCGGCTAAACCACCCCCTGCCATCTTCTTCTTTTTGCTGGCGCAATGAGCCTTCTCCGAGAACCCCTTTGGACTCTCGCAGTTGATCGACTTTTTGCGCTTGTCTGACCATTTCATTTTTTAAACTTAGACAAAGTCTGCGCTAATCTTGCACGTTGCCCCATCTTGCCTGGCTTTTTAGCCGCTACAGCAAGCTTCTTAGCGGGAATCTTCTCACCTTTTTTAACACCCATAGATGCTCTTAAGGCACCAGGTTTTTTAATGGCTTCTTGGATAAAGTTACTCTTAACTGCACCACCTTTTTTAGCGGCTGCAGTTTTAGGTATAACTCCTTTAGCCATAAGGACGTCTTTTTTTGTTACTTCGCCGTCACCACTTACATCAGGAAACTTTTTAGCCACGATAACCTCCACCTTTTTCTTTGTAACGTTTAGCTAAGAGTTGTGCTTTCCTAGCTGACCATTGACCTGCCCCCGTACCATGCGTGGCAGACGCTTTAATACTATTAAATAAAGCCTTGCGCATACCAGGTTTCGTATAGTTACCAGCTTTATTAACCGTACCACCCTCTTTATACTGCGTAAAGTCGGTATCATCTCTACGGGCTTTCTTTTTACCACCAGGCATTTTAGAAGGATTGATGGCACCCATGCCACGGCTGGCTCTCATACAATCTTGCCTCTAGTTTTGCCTTTAACAGCGCAACCGTCTGCACGTTTGGACGCAGAACCTACCATACCACCCTTGGCTTTTTTTGTAGGGCGACCCATTAGATCAGTCCCAAATTTTAATAAAGCTTCGTATGGCTCTTTTTCCTTACGCTCTTTCTGTTTCTTAGCAAGCTCAGCTTCATAGTTAGCGTAGGCTTTTTGGGTCTTTTGGGTCTCTACATCATTCATAATGTTGCCCTCGTCATCTAACTGTAGTGGCTTTCCCATTACACAATCCTTCCTTTAGTCTTACCACGCTGGGCTATGCCATCAGCACGGTTTGAAGCTGATTTAATAATCCCGCCAGCTTTGTTATTTTTCATTAGGTCACGGTTAGTCTTTGGTATGCCAGTGCTACCAAATGTCCCTGAAATATTTGACCCTGTTCTTGGTCCAGTATCAGAATAAGCTTTTCCAGTATATTTAGGCTCATTTTTAACCTGTTCACTTATCTTGCTTACTTCAGCTCTAGCTTTTTCTAACGCACTTTCAAATTTTTTAGCTGTCTCAGGATTAGCTTTCTTATCATTAGCCGTGGAACGAGCTTTAGCAGAAGGCTCTTTACCGCCCTCCATATTTAACTGATTCATTATTTCCGCAGCTTTGATAGGATCAGCCATAATTTAGCAAGCTTTACCGCCGCCCATCATTTTAATCATTGTGCCTTTGGTCTTGCCTTTGATCTCAATGCCACCACCTTTAGCCATGCCATGCATCTTCTTCTCATGGCCTTTAACGGCTTTAGCTGCCACTTTCTTCATCATTGGCTTGTCTTTAGCTATATCAGAGTGAGCCATTCCGCCTTTTTTCATAGGCATTTCAGCACTCATTTCTTTTTTAGCCATAGGCTTCTTTTTAGCCATGATAGCCATCATGCCTGGATTCATCTTTTTCATGTCATTTACCTTTTAATAAGTTGGTCAATTTTGTCTTCAAGTTTGTTAAAGCGAGCATCAATGTGCTCCATAATGCGGTCAACTTCTGCTTTAGTGACGTTATCACGTGCTACCTCCTCACGGGTTTTATTAAGAAGAATATCAATTCGTTTTAGTTCGTTGAACTTCTCATGCATGATGTATCCAATCAATGCCACAAATATGGTTAACCCACCAGTCCAAAGTTCTAACATATTCAACATTTCCACCTCTTTAGAGAAGCAGCCTTCCTAGTTGGGCGGCCTTTTTCGTCTTTCATTGGACCAGGCATACCAGACATCCGAGCACAAAACGAACGCTTACGAGCACCACCTTCGGGCTGCGGAGCCTTTAGATTCGAGCCAGTAGCCGCATTATATTTAGCACGGCCTTTGGCGGTAAGCCCAGCGCCCTTAGATACAGGCAACTTCTCACCACGACCAATCGCAAGAGAGACGCCTTTCTTCTTAGCCATAGAACACCGTTGCAGTTACGCTTGATCCAACCCCTACAAAGAATCCATTAGGGCAGTAAATACCTTCACCTGGAATCTTAATGGGTAAACCAACTGTGTTAAACGTATCAACTTCTAAATAAATATCTGTGTACATTGTAACTGTACCAGTCGCCGCTCCTGATGTCACTGAGACAACGGTAAATGTATTTGTTGTTACATTAGATACTTCGTAAACGCCGTCTCGCATGGTCGTTCCAGCAGCAACATCTAAAAATACCCGTTGCCCGTTCGCTAACCCATTGTCATTAATCGTAACCGTAACTGCTGTTCCCGTTCTGCTCCAAGTACCAGACTTAGAAACAGCGGGATTTGCAACTGCCATGTTCCTTGCTGATACCGTACCAGTAGTAACGGTAATGCCTTTTAAACGCACAGGACTAGTTGTGGCGTTTCCAGACGCTGAAGCATGATACGATTTAACGTCATATTGCATGATTAGCCGTAAAACAATGTAGTGGTTACAGTTGCACTAGGAAGACCAACATAAATACCTTGCTCAGCAAGAATGCCTTCACCTGGAATCATTGTATAAAAAGCCGTAGCAGAAGAACAATCAAGCTCCATTAAAACAACAGCATACATCGTTACATTACCGTTTGTTGTCGCTGAAGCTACCGTTACCGTAAAGGTATTGGTTGAAACGTTTGCAACTGTATAAATGTTATCTGCAGACGAACCAGAAGTAAAGTTTAAATAAACTCGATCTCCGTTTGACAGTCCGTGATCAGCAATAGTTACCGTGCAAACGGTAGAGGCTGGTACATTGTACGTACCAGAAACGCTTATGTTGTCACAAAACGCCACATTTAATGTCTGAGCTTCAGACGGTGACATAAGAGCTCCTTTTAAGCGAGTTCTATAACCAACCGCCACGCCAGATGCGCTCATGTGCACTGACTTTACGTCATATTGCATACCCATTTTAACTCTCCTGGTTTTCCTGTTGAGTAGCGAGTTTGGCTTTTAGCTCTTCAATTTGCTTAGCCTGCATCGCTACAATACCCATAACG